CTCCAGGAGTATATGATCTTGTATTAGATGCAGATCCGGTACTGGACAGAGATCCTGACATTCTGGATCTTGGTTTAATTTGTGTTCTACGTTCTTTGCCTCTTGCTCTCATCGTTGGTTGAGGATTGCGATCAATGGATTTGTTCGCCACATCCTTATCTATCATAACATAAGAACCTTGTGCCTGTCCTGGTCTTGGAGTGAAACCTCCATGAGCATTTGGAACTCTGACTACTCTTGCACCTTGTTTAAATGCGGATTTTGCCTGATTAACCGCATTTGTCGGTCTACCCCTATCATTTACAAGATCTTCATCAGATGCTGATGACATCCATTGTTTAATTTTTTTACCAAAATCTCTTGGTGAATCTGTATTCGTCATTTTTGGATTAACCAATCTCAAATTAACTCTTGATCCACCATAATCAGATCCAACCCTGGATGAGGGTGTTGTATAAACAATTCCTTTTCGTTCATCAGGATGGTAGGTTCCTGTGGATGGGGAGTCCTTGAATCCAGATTTCAAGATATTTTCCTTATTAGATGCCGAAGTATAATGTGCAGTGCGAAGGACTTTAATTCTCTTCGCTTCTTCTATAAACTCTTTAAAAGTTTTCATTGACTTTAAACTGTATATTTGCCAACTTCACGATTAAGATACCTTCTCAGTTTTGTGAGTCTTGGATTCTGTAACTTTTGAGATGGTGTCTGATAGATGTCGTCTTCATGACGAGTCAGTTCATACTGCCTTCTCTTTGAAATGTCCTCACAAAACTGGAAGAATGTCTTCATGTTTTTCTTTTTATTTATCCCATGCCTTTACTTTGTTGAAGTTTGCATGAGAGAACAGACGACGATTGACCAGTTTATAAGAACCATATTGATTCGTCATGACATAACCCTCTGCATCAATGCGATTCATGTCAATGTATGCATTAGGTCCATCATTGCGACAAAGATACAAGCAATCATCCTTAATCGATGCAACCAGTTTCCAGAGTCGAATCAGATTCGGATCACATTCAAATGCATCATCCACAATCTCACGTTCTTCCCGAATACAGGCATTGATCGCTTTCTTCAGTTGAGTTGCTTGCTTGTCAGAAGCAAATTGAACTGTTGTTGCCATTTGACGGGCAAAGGCACAGATTTCTTCAACATCCGCAAATGATTCTTGATGATGTAGAATATACGCATTCGGTTTCAGAAACTTCACGTACAAATCATCAAAAATCTGATAATGAGTTTCAATCGGATAGGCAACAGCATCACGCAGATCAGATTCTGCAAAATAGCAGGTATGTGGTGCAATGATGAGTTTTTGAGAAACTATTTCAGGAAACTGATAAGTGATGGTATTAGGAGTGTATTCAGTATTTCCACCAAAACCAATGAAATCACCTTGAAAGATACCTTCGGTGTGTGGAAGATAATCAAGACAATCATGGAGAATGTCTGCCACAGTCCCCTCATAAAACTGATCAATTTCTTCATGAGAATGGGCAATACGAATCTTGACTTTGTTGAATACTGCCTTTGTACCAACGAAGAATCGACCATTGGCAGGATTGGTTCCCCATACAATCGCAGGAGATCCATCAATCTTCAAGGACAAGTGACCAGGTTCAGTGAACCAGTTCAGAACAGACAGATCACCCGTGAGAATGGTGTCTTCAGGATGCTCAAGGTGAAGGTTCTTCATGGGGTGTTTTGTTGACAACGTTATCATAGCATTAAAAAGGGGCAGTGAATGCCCCCTGTGACAGTTCTATTTCTGGTACACTGGTGGAGGCAGTTCTGGACGATTCATCTCAGATGCTGTCTTCTGGATATTGAGCATCATACCATCCAGGGTCTTAGCAACAGGACCAAAACCAATGGTAGCAACAATAATACCGAAGATTGTACCAGAAATGAAGTTAAACATCACTTACCACTGAATCCACCGGGCAGGAAGTCCATAGAAGCACCATTGATGATTACCATCTTTTGAATCGAACCATTTTGGAATGCTGCTTTCAGAATCTCATTACGCTGATATTCCAGCGATTGAGTCGTAACAGTCGAAGCAAGTGCTTTGTTCTCTTCTGCTTTCAGTTGAGCAGTGCGAGTCTTCACTTCCTGTTCTTTATTCGCAGATTGAGCAGCAACCACACGGTTCACGGAAGCAACCAGATCATCGGGCAGATCTGCTTTACCAACGATAATGGAATCAATGGTAATCTTACCATCCAATCCATTCTTCTTCAGTGCCTCAGTCAGGTTGGTCTTGATGGTATCCTGAATCTGCTCCAGTTTGCTGTTCACTTCCAGAGCAGGGAACTCATCAACCGACTGGTTCACTGAAGAAGTAATCAGGCGGGAAATATAACTGGACATCAGTTGAACTTGACCGCCTTCACCAATAGCGTGGTTACTCAGGTCATAGTTCGTATAGAACTCATACAAAGAGGTAGGATTGATGCTGTAAGTCACAGTCACATCCATTTCTTTCATGATCGTATTGTCCTTAGTCTTAGGACGCAGATCATTTGCGGTTACAGTGATCTTACGAGTGTTGAACACTTTGATAGAACCGAAACCATCGTATTTGATACCAGGAGTGAGAACCTCATTTTTCACCTGACCATCAAATCCCACATAGAGACCATTCTCACCAGTGCTGATGGTAGTGAATTGACCAGCAGTGATTAGCAGTGCCAGAGCAGCAGCAGTACCACCAAGAATGATTTTGCCAGTAGACATAATAAATTTCAGGGTAAAGAACAAAGAATCAGTCAGAAGTTACGCCAGCATATATTAGTGCTGCCGCAACGATGAGAAGTAGAATCAGGGGCAGCATCTTCATGAAGAATAATACTGGCAGTCCCCGTGAGAGAAGAATGAGCAGGATTAAGAATACACCTGCTCCAGTACCAAGAATACGAGCAATCATTTTACGTCAGGGAGTAATCCATTCATAAGTGTCAGCAGTTTCTACACTCTCAAATCCATCATATTCTTCAATACGATAGGGACCATCAACTTCCTTAATAGTAAGGTTAGCACACATTCCGTTTGCTTTGTCGCCCAGTTCTTCTACAACTTGAACCAGAGCAGGGTCGTGACGGACAACATCACCATAATACCAAGATTGTGCCGAATATGCTTCGTTGTAGGCAATTCGTTCATCTTTACTCATAGCAAAGATTTCTTGTGTGCTTAGTGGTTTTAGTCGTTCTTCAGGAGGAACCAAGTAAACATTAAATTCCCATCGTTCATCCTCAATCCAAACTTGTTGATCTTTGATTTCCCAATAGCGTTGAACTGCTTCTTTAGAGAGACCGAACCCGCCGTAACAGGCATTATAAACCACTTTAGTCATAATCAGATTGCTTCAGTTATAATCTTAGCACCCTTGAACTTGGAACGAGCACTCTTGTTTTTGGTATCCACACCAGTCACCACAGCAATCTGAGGAGTGCTAGAACCAGTGTAGAGTAGAACATCACCTTTACTCAGAGCACCAGGAGTTCCAACATAATGATTTTCACTGTTACCCATCTTGGCACTGAAGGTATAAGGTACGACTTCCTCCAGAGCACTCTTGTCAAAGACATGAATTGCTCCAGTACCCTTTTCTTCAATCAGGTATTGGTTTTGACTGTTGGTGCCAATATGAGTACCGTATGCAACAATACCATCTTCTTTTGTGAATGAATACAGGGTTTTAGTTTCAGCCATTTCAGTTTCTCCTTCGTAAAGTTTTAGACAGGTATCATCTTCATAAAAGGTTTGTTTGGATTTGAGATACCTACATTGCCATTGGTCAATTCTCCAACCCTTAGAAATAATCTCTGCAGGAGTTTTACCATACAGTTTGGTGACAATATCACCAACATTGAATTGTGTCATTTGAGTGCCTCTACCTCTTCCATGATGATTTCAACGTCACGCTCATCACGATGACCCATTACGTCATCAGTGATAGGAGTATCATAACAGATAATCCAATCATCTTCAGTTCCTTTGAGAATTGCTACTTCATACAAACCCTGATTGTAACCATACGAACCAGGAAAGAGAACAACACTCACACCATAACCATTGGGGAAGAATTGTTTTGCTTGGACACCACAATCTTCGTAGTGAGGGTGTGGTTGGAAATTGAGATCAGTGAATTTCATAATCAGTTATTGTCGTAAGGAGGATTATCAAAGCGGTGCATCCAAAGATTATGAGAACGATGTTTGATGTTCATCAGCATGTTATACTTTTGTTTGATTTCTGAATCATCTGGTAGCATATCAATCTCATAAAATCCAAGAAAATCATATGCATTAATTGCATGATTCAGAACTTCGTTGAGAAAGTCATGCTCATGAAATGAAAACTCCATTGTAATTGGTTTTTGATCACAATAGTTGTCTTCGGTCAGTTCAATCATTGCAGGATCCAAAGAATTCCTCCTTGACAACAAATGAATTATAAAGGATTTTGGTCAGGTTGAAAGCAGTGAAGTGCCACTTAGAAAACTGGCACAACCTCTACATTTGAACATCCCTGTGCAATGACATGCTTTACCCACATTGACGCATCTTCAAGTTTATAGAAAGTTGCCACTTGCTTGGACTTGCTTTTCTTTTTGTCTTTGAGGTAGATTACTTGGTACTTCATGAGGATTTTTAATGAGGATTTGAATTTGAGAGTCGTCGTTCCAGTGTCGAATTACACCAGCGACAATGAAAGCATTTGTAATCAAATACGTTGCAAAAATAATCGTGCGGATAATTGCAACAGTATCAGATTCACGATCGCACTTGGATGCTTTTTCACCAAGTGCCTTTGCCCACCACCTCCATGCATTTTTATTCTTCATAAATTGAATTTCTTGATTTTACATAAGTGAGTTCTTTCCACTGTTCTTTGTAACAAACGACCAACAGACGTTCGTTTGAATGAATTGGTGCTGCCTTGTAGTTTTCTACATCTTTTGGTCGAACTGATGCTTCTATGGTGATATATTGATTTCCTTTAAAATAAATCCACCCCTCAACACCATTTGACCAGGTTACATAATGATTGATTTCTGGAATGTAACTCATACAAATGCTGAGATGAGTGGATTTTGTTTGATTTGCATTGCAGAATATTGAGTTGTATCTTTGATTTGAACTACACTACCAACCGTTGAACTGTTGATTGGTGCATAGTAGGCGTTTGTTTTGGAGTTGTAGAACCCCCAGATGCAGCGAACTGAACTACCACCATTGTAAACATACTTACGATGATTAAGCAACCATATTGAAATAATGTTTCTTTTGAAAGGTTTGAATTCATAACTGTATCCTGCTGGTGCTTGGTGAGGAAACTCAAGTATCTGCAACTGCTCGCAAATAGTTTGGGTTGAACCCTCTTTCAAGGTATTCTTTGAGTTTGATGTCGCACTGTTCTTTGGTGAGTTTTGCTGCACTTTCATCAATTAACTCCCACCCATTTGTAAAGTATTCTTCAATACGATATAGTTGTGTCATGTGGTAAATGCCTCCAAAATACCAGACTCGTAATCATCCTGTAGAGCAAACTTTTGAGCATTGATTACACGTTCCATAATGCGTTCCGTGTATCGATCATCAAATTGTTCTTCATTAGAAAGCAGTGTAAATGCTTCCGTGTCGTTTGAAGCAATTAGGTTAATCAGACCACCATACTCAGATGAAGGAAAAGGAACCCAATAGTCAACGATGTAGAGATACTTCATTTTTTGTTCTTTAGGACTCAATAATTTTAGCAGAGGATTGCCAATTGGTCAATTGACGTTTCAGTTCATAGAATACTGGCGTCAACTGAGAATAGAGAAACTTTTGCGATTCATTACCCTCTAGCAGTTGAGTGAGTGCATCAACATGATCGATAGCAAGAATGAGTTTGGTTTTTTCTTTCATACAAACTCCATCAAATAGTAGTCCACAGTGACTTCCAATTCCGCTGCTTTCTCTTCAATTGCAAGTGCAAATAAATCTGCCTCAAGTTCTTCAAGGGCCTCGAAAAAGTCTTGCTCGTTCATGGATATTGAGTGGGGAAAATGAGGTTGAGAATTGCATCACATTCCTGATATGCCTTACTGTTTAAAGGCACATCATTAATCTGATACTTGCGAACTGCTTTGTAAATGATCTTCAGTTGTTCGGTCGTAAATTTCATTATTTTTTACAATCAGGATGCATTTTTGCTTGAGAGTCTTGAGAGTTGCAAAATGCTTCTACGGTTGTCGGATGATCATAGATCATTTTGGGTTGCCTATTCTCAATAATAATAGATCCAACCCATCCAATAGCAAAACCAACTGCAGCAATGATGGGATACTTGAACTTCATCAAATTGGTGTGCATTGATTACTTACATATCATACTGCCTGCGTCAGGCGGTTAGGGAAGTAGTGTGCCACATGTCGAACTGGCACACCCACATCCAAAAGATACTGAAGATAGAGAAAAGATTCTTGCTGTCGTGCTTCGATCTCATGCGGTTGATCAATGTAATCATAATTTTCAATTTTACAAGTACCGTAATACATTTTACTCCTCTTCATTTTTAAAGAACCATTCACCCATTGACGCAAATGCACTAACTCATGCAAAAGAGTCTTAATATAAATTTCATCTTCCATATAAGTGTCCAGTTCAATCAAGAATGATCGCGGACGCTTATAATCATCTGTAAAATCACAATATCCAAGCACACCTTCACGCTTCAATCCACGATGAACAATCTGAATATCAAGTTGATGGCGTGGTAGAAATTTATCTAAAAACCAAATGGTAACATTCTCACAGAGGCGTTTGCGAAAACCATATCCAGTAATTTCAAGGTAAGATTGCATGACCAATGAGAAAACCAAATGAAGGACAGAATGAAAAGGAAGCGATCAAAAGTATTATATTTCATTTAACAGGCAAAAGTCAAACCTCCAAGTGATGCCCCAAGTGCTGTTGCCCAACCGTAATTTTGTGGATAATTCATTGCTGCAGCACGACCAATTGCACCACCTAAAGTGGCACCTAATGCAGTTCTCACAGGATTGCAGTTAGGATTAGTCGGTCTACCATAATAACCATATCCACCATAATACTGATTCGGTTGCACATAACTTTGATTCACTCGATTGCAAGGAACATTGTAAGTTTGTACACTTACACCACCAGGAACATAATTTCCATAGCGATCATATCCACCAGGTCGGTAGACTTCTTGATTTTGGGTACAAACTGCAAAGTTATTCACTTGTTGTGCCGTCATGGGCATTGGTGCAAATAAGACTACAGTGGCAACAAGAAAGTGTTTCATTGCTGAATTGCATATACACATATTATAAAGGGTTCCCAGTGCCCTGAGAACCCCATATGTGCCAGTTGTAAAAGTGTCACTCAGTCTTCATAAATTCTACACTCAGGTGCTTCAGGATTCTCATCACAATAAAGTTCTAGTGGTGTAGGATCATGATCATCGTTTGGATGATTCTCCTTATAAGTTTTAAGTGCCTGCAATTCACTCTCAATGTGTCTACGTGACTGAGGTGAAATCGTAGGATCTTCTAAAAGATTTTCATCTTGTTTTATGTGTTCCATCTTTAGATATACTAATAACTTATTTATTTGAAAATAAAAATTTATGGATATAATCTTCTGCAAATTGATTCCCAAAGTAGGACTTTAAAATTCCATACGCAGGATCATTTGTAGACATATGCCGATTATAATCACAATGATTAAGATGAAAGGAATTGGATTTCATCTCCGACTTTTCAAGACACTTTTTGTATTGATGTAAAAAACATTTTACCATTATTTGATATTCATTGTAAAATTCTTCATTTTTCCTCCTCATCCATAATTTTTTAGAGAAAAAACGATTTAAATCATAAAATTTAGAATGTAGTTTAGTTTTATCTGGAAATTGCTCCAGAAATTCCATGAATTCTTGATTTTCAGTAATTGGATGAAAATCAATAGCAGCAAAATACTTGTTTTTTCCTATTTTTAGATATTCTGTGCCGAAAATAGGTGTTTCGTAGTTAAGTTGAGGATAAATTACTAAACTTTCTGCATGGAATTTGTTTTGAACACAAAGTTCACAAAGTCTTATCTTATAACATGAATCAGTTTTCCACAAATAAGATTTTAATTCAGCATTGTTTTCAGATATGCTTGAACTCAACCATGATGGCAAACTTTCCTGAGTTAAATCAAAAAATTGTTCGAGTATTGTCTTCAATGTTGTCACTTTTACCCTCAAGAGATCTTACAAATAACTCAGTAAACTTTTCCATTTTTTGCGGGGAAACAGTGTGTGGATCATAATTGATTGCTTCTCTCAGTGCATTCAATTCGTTCCACTCTTCAAGTGATAGATAATTATTTCCTGTTTTTGCAAGAGTCATGGTTTCTTTGCGATGTGACCCAATGTTAGCATTTCAATACATAAATATCTATCAACTTAATGTTTTCTTCGGGATTGCGTTACATTAGTTAATAAAGTCCTCAAGAGCATCAAGATTATCCTTAAGTTTCTTCTCATGATCCTTGTTATAATAGGACCACAAGGCATTATGAACATCCATTAGATTATCTACCCAGAAACCGGCAGGATAAATGCCAAGAGAATCTTGAAGTCCACGATGTGATGTACCTTCACTCTCTGCTTTACACACAATATAACAAATTGCTTGAACCATGTCAAGTTTATCTTCTTCAGAAAGCATAAAGTATTTGCCTACAGCACGTTGCTTTGCTTCTTCATTTGCTTTCTGAAGTTCTTTGAAGGAATCAGAATCCCACCACTCTTGAAGTGCTTTACCAAATTTGTTAGGTTCAGTCATCTTTTCCAAAGAAAGTCCCAAAAAATCCAGAATCTCCTGATTTACGATTCTCAAGTTTATCCAATAAAGAATCTGTAGTTTGTAGAGTTTCAATACGTTGAATTAAATCTGCAATTACACTACAGACCATAGGACGCTCTTGACGTGCAGCGTATGCAAGAGCATTACGAAGAGATGCTTCTGCTTCTTTTAGTGATTCTTCTACTGATTGTGACAGTGCCATTAACATTCCTCCATTTTAATTGGTTTAGTTACCTTACGAATGGTATATGTTCCATCATTATTATCTACCCAGCATACTTCATCACCTTCAACAAAATTTACTGC